CTGATAAGGTTTTCAGCTTCTTTACCAAGCTCTTCATTGATGTTTGCATCAATCTCGGATGCAGCTGATTTGAGATTGTCTACTTTGTCTCGAATAGCCTGTACTTCAACTTTAGATAGTGAGCCGTTCGGTTTTCTCAAGATAGCGCCAAAAGCACCACCTGCACCCATGAAAGCGCCATTCAGTAAGCCACTAAACGTAACGTTACTTATAAGATGCTCCGCAGCTTCTTTCGGGTCACCAAGTGAAGCTTCTGAGATTGTCTGACCTACGCCATACAATGCACCTTCAACTAAGCCGCCTGTGCCTTTCGTCAAAGCTTGCTGAGTAGAGCGGAGTGCGATGTCTTTAGCTAGTGTTGATTTAGCTGTCTCAGCTGTGCCTTTTAGCACTGTCCCAGCGATAGCTCGCTCGGCAACACCTGCAGCCTTTGTACCCACCCTTGCTGCACCACCAACTAAGCCACCACCTGGCAATGCAATCATTGAGCCAAGCGTACCAGCAATTTCACCAATGGTAGACGCTGTAGGGTTTGCTTCTTTGAGGCGTCTGAGGTCTTCAGCGTATCCCATTGAAGCTGCAAGAGTGTCTGATAGGCCGAAGGAAGCGCCTCGAGCTGCGGCCGCAACCGATGCAAGCAAAGGCTTTTCTGCAGCCTCTTCCATCTTATTGCGCTCAGCTTTTTCAGCTGCGAGCTCGATTCTGATATCAGTAAGCCCGTTCATCAGGGTTCTGTTGTCGATAATGTAGGGATTGTTTTCTACATCATAACCACGAATGGATTGACCAGCTGGAAGCCTAAAGACGCCTGAGCGAATGGCTGACTCCAGATTTTGGTCATCCACTTCCTCGAAAGAGTGATTCGCTACGTTGTAAAGCTTAGTTGCGCTCATGGATTAGCTCTCCTACCGCCTTGTCGTCGTAGCATAACGCTCTGTAGTTGAGCTCTGTTTAGATCTTGCATGTAAGGCTCAAAGTCGAGTCCGACAAGCTTAGCTTCTTGCATGAGTGGTGGCAGGTGCTTCACGGCCGTATCTGTTGCTCTCTTAGATTGTGCATCTAAGAAGTTCTCGATCTTCTTAATCAAGATCGGTGCTGAACCACCTTTCACCCAACCACGAATAGTGTCCATACCCATATCGGCAAGGCCCATCTTGTTAAGGCCGTTTACAAACTCCATAGCAACTGAACCCTGTTGCAAACCACCCTTTGAGGCTACGAAGTCAATCAGCGCAGCTTCAGAAGCACCAGCTTTAACAATATCGCGGAATTTGCGAAGAGCGAGCTCGGCTTGCATTGCAGCACCCAAAGGCCCGTCGCTTACACGCTTCTCAAAGGCAGCGCGTGAGTCGATGATATCCTTCGGTGCCATGCCTGGTGCAGCCTTAATCTGAGTCTGTACCGTCGTCTTAAGGCCTTCTGTTGCGGCCATCATAGCCTTAGCACCCTCTTGTCGCAGCGCGTTTGCTATCATTGTGGCTTTGTTCTTTGCTTCAGCGTCCGATACTTTCTCAGATGCAGCCTCAACTTGCAGTGCAGCTTGATCAAGTCGTGTTTTCTTTGCGATTTGAAAAGCCTGCAAGTCATCTAGCCTGCGTTGCTTCAGCTGACCGTAGAGTGTCTGCTCACCCTCAAACGTTCCCCTCAGCTTATCGTAGTTTGCTTGCTGTTGAGCCAGATCGTTATCAATCGCGTTATTGATAATCTCGAGAGCGTAGTTTGGGCCTTTCGTAAGAGCTGAGCCAACAGCGCCAAGAGCTATTGAAATGCCAGCCATGACTCGAGCGCCATCTCTACCTTGGAAAAAGTCTTGGAACTTGTAGTTGCTGAGCTGTTCCTGCGCTTGCCGCATGCGAGCTTGTTGCATGTTCATTTCTTCGACAACACGTTGATCGCGAGCTTTGTTTTCAGCGTCAATCGCTTCAAGGTCTTTTATTGCTGATTCTTTAAGCGCTGCAGCTTCGTTAGCTCGAGCTGTCTCAAAGCCTATCTTTTCCTGATTCGCTTTGATCGAGGCTTCTGTTGCGTCTTGATACAGCTTCACAGCCTCTTTAGCCTGTGGGCTTTGCATGACCTGATTGATTACAGTCTCTCGAGTCATTCCAGGCGAAATGCCTGTCGGAGCTGTTTGGATGTTTATTGTAGGGCCTTCACCAGCTTGCTCGCCTTCCGGTGCTTGTTCACCGACTTGCACCTGTGGCCTTGTAGCAGCTTGTTCAGCTTGAAGAGTATCAATCTCTGCTCTTGTTTTTGCAAGTTCATCAGCTTCTGCAGCAGTCAGCACCTTTTCTTTTGGTTCTTCTTTAGGCGCTCCTCTGTAGGTGATGCCAACTGCTCTCCCACGAGCTAGTGCCTCTTGACGGTCTTTTTCTACCTCTTCTCTCTGTATTTCTTCCCTTTTACTCCAAGATTGTTCCACACTTGTATCTGTAGGCCGCTGAGCTGCAGTGACTACTTTGTTCCATTCTTCATCACTCGGAAACATCTCACGGGTTAGTGTGGTGCCCATTACATCAATAGATTGAACATCAGCCATTGATTATCCCCCTACCTTCGGTACTGCTGCTGTCGCTGCTGCCGCTGGGCCCTTTATTGCGGCCGCACCGATTCCACCGAGTCCCGACAACACACCACCGATAATAGCTTGGCGTCCTGCGGAGATTTGTCTTTGTCTCGCAGCCTCTTCACCAAACAATGCAAGCTCGGCTTGTTGTTGAGCCTCTGCAGCTGAGAGCCCTGATCTCATGTATTCTACTGCAAGATCATTGATTTGCTTTTGCGCTCCGGCCTGAAGTTCTGCTTGCAACCCAACTTGTTCAGCGCCAATCTGAGCGCCCGCGATCCCAGCTCTTGTTTCAAGCTCCGCTTGTGTTCCGTATGTTTGTGACTGAATTTTAGCCAAATCTAATTGAGCCTGTACGTCACCCTGAGCAGCCTTCAACGCTAACTCCTGCTGAGTAAGCCCTAATCTCGTACCTTCCTGAGCAGTCCTAGCGTAAAGCTCTCTTGCTGTAGCTTGCTCTTGAGCTGCAAGAATACCCGCTTGTGCAGCTTGTTCAGATTGAAGCTGAGCACCAGCCATTTGAGCTTGTCTCATGGCCGCTGGGTCATAAGCTCTACCTGCCTGTGTAGCCATTTGAGCTGCGATTGCCTGCTCGAAAGCTCTGCGCTGTTGCATCTGTGCTACTGATGGCGTTTCTCCTAAGGCAGCTTCTCGCAGCATTCCAGTAGCCTCTTGAGCCTGTGTCTGTGCCAACGCTTGAGCGCCACCCGCACCTTGTAGGGCTTGGGCACCTGAAGGCATTCGGCCTTTCACAGCCTCGATAAACCCTGTATCAATTCTTCCCGCCTGCGGGCCAGCTACCCGCTCAACCGTCGGAGCTTCGGTTTCTGCCATGCGCTTTTCAATTAGGCCCTGACCTTTTGTCAGCTCTTCCTGCATCTTCTTTTTGGACTCTTCGACACCCGCAGTGCTTGCTTTGCTTACCTTTGTCGGATCCATACCGGATAAAAAACCCATAATCCCTGCCATGACGTTTACTCCTATGGTGCAATGATTTTAGTTTTAGCAAGTCTCGCAGCGTTTGGCTCTACACCCATCTCAGCTGCTACGTTTGACAGTGCAAAGCCTGCTGAGCCCGTTCCTGAGCCAAAGTAATCCTCTATTTTCAATCTTAGAGCTTGGCATCGCTGTTGTCGTGGTCGAATCTGGAATTGGTATACACCGTCAAGTTCCCCACCCCAAATTGTACCAGCTTCTCCCCACACAGAGTCCTCGCCCCATACTTCACCTACGAGAACATCATCAGGCTCAATCAGGAAGCGCTCTTCATAGAACTCTCTGAAGTCATAGCCGATTTCTATCTTGAGTCCGTGTGTGCCTCTATTCTCGCCTAAGATGTTGATCTTGTAGATGCGCTGAAAACCTTGCACCTGAGCAAACTGCAAGAGCGCTAGGACGTACTTACTGATAATAGGAACATCTACGTCGATGTAAGAGCTTTGATTCTCTCGCCATATTTCTGCTGAGCTTTGCAGGAACACAAACTTGCCCTGCCACGTCTTGCAGTCAATCGCTCGGATGTTCGTAAAGGTGTACCACTGTTGAAAGTAGAGGTCATAGACAAGGCATCGGCCTTCAGATGTTGTGAAGCGTACTTGGTTTTGGTCTTCGACAACAGTAGCTGCAGTGATTGTCAGATCGTTCCATCGCTCTACCTCAGCACCGACGTAGCTCACCTGCAAAGAACGGTCTAACAAGTAGATGCCTTTACTTGATTTGAACATAAGGCCTACGCGTGTTCTGACTACGGAGTATGGGTCAACACATCCGACATCCGAGCTTACAAGCTGTGGTAGTGAGAACGTGTTTTGAGCTCCGGTAGGCAACGGGCCGTCACCATTCATCGCAAAGATTGTGCCAGCTTTGAAGATGATAAGCTTGTCGTCTAGCTCGCCCAGCGCTGTGATTTGTCCACCAGTATCATCAACTTGAATCTTAAATACATCGCTAAAGTTTACAGCCTCACCCGGAATATGCTGCTGCGAATACCACAGTGTGTTTTTGTCTTCTAGGCCAGCAAGTATAAGTCTGTTCTTGAATCGAGCAATTATCTTCGCTGCAGGTGGAGCTATGTTTTCTACAACACCACCAGATGTGTAGAGAATCTCTTTTAGACGCAATTGTTCGTTAGTGATTGTGTTATCTGTGAAGGTAACTTGGAGCACTGCTGTGTTGTTATAGAGCGGAGCTGTAACACTTGTGAGCTTATAGAAGATTTGCTGCGGTATCAGGTTAGCTTCCGTTCTGTAAATAGCTATAACTACCTCACCTCGAGCACCTGTCCTGTCAGTGATGTGAAGGGTCGGAATGGTTAACGTAAATGACGTAGATGGCGATGCAGCTTGTTTTTGAATCGGAATACTCGGAGCGCTTCTGTGTACTTGGCCCTTGGCGTCTGTCCACTCATACACAACGGAATACCTAACATATTCGTTGTTTGGAATTACTCCACCACCACCAGCCGTCACAGTTATGTTGTCTGGATAGATATGAAAACCCGACTCGAACAATGAAACGCCATCATATGCCTGCAGATAACCACTAGTAATCAGTAAATTACTGCCAAGCTGTGCAGAGTCAGCGATAAACTCATCGTCGAAGTTCATAATGACTTCAGTGACGCCAGTGAGTCCGAACGTTACCGCGTTTTCGGACACAAGGCGCGTCTTGTAGGTCGTCGGAAACACAAACTTGTTAGATCCCAAGTCTGTGATGTTTGGTAGATGTCCTGTTTTTGCAGTCTCACCAGCCGAACGCTGAGAGAGCATTTTTGCCGCAATATCACCATCGTTTCTGAGAAGGAACACTGTCGGCTGTGATTCTGAGTAATACACCACAGGCACAAAGCCATTATCGTCTGTATAGAAAATCTTACCCGCGAGTGAGACTGACTTCAGATTACCCGCACCAGGAGTTATAGCGCCTGTGATGATGTTTCTATGTGTATCAGTAACTGAGCGCTTCCACTTGTCTGAGGTGTCATCTTTGTCCCAATATATATGAGCAAGTGTATTCTTCTGGAAGCCAGTGATGTTACGAACGCGGGTCGTAGCTGTTCCAACGTAAGAATCAAGTTGACCTCTTGCGATCCATGACGTCGTAAGGTCGGCAAAAAGGCCCATGTGCATAACGCCACCAGTAGTAGCAACGGTGTTAGCCCACGCTACATTGAAGCGATCAGCGTCATCCGTGAACAACGTGATACAAAGCTCTGGGTTATCCAAAGCATTGGTAAAGCTTACGGGTGAAGGTAGACCATTGAGGCCGTTTCCGACAATACCGTTAACATTGATGTAACCTATTTTCATGCTTGGCGCTGATGTTTGGTAGGCGAACAGCAAAGAATTGTTTAATACGATAATATCAGCGATTCCAGACACATTCATATCACCACCAATTGTAGTGGTGATAGGAGCTTCAAGTGGCTGCTCAGCTGCAAATATCTTGCACTTGAAATTGTATGCTGTGCCACTATTCAGATTAGCTCTGTAAAATACAAACAACTTCGTGCCTAACGCAATACAGCGTGGTTTGATGGCGTTACTATCGAGAAGGGCGTCACCGATAATCGTACTGTTTGAGTTACGGTCTACGATTGAATAGCGAATCTGGTTTGCTACTCTCGAGTCTTCCCATGCGTAAATCGCCACGTTTTCGGTAGTCGCACTGTCAGCTGTGCTTTGCGCGTAGCTGTTACTGATGATTGGGTTTGAGTCGATTGAGAGTGTTTCAAGTGGGCCTTTGAGAAACCATGAGTCATTTTCATCTGAATAAGTGTACATACTTTTATTGGTGATGACGTTTAGCTCATCGCCATAAACAGCCATTCTACGGCCTTCTGAGATTGTCTCAGTAGTGTCCAATGTTACGCCCAAGCTATCGAAGCCATAGCGCTTCTGAAGCTCTCCGTTGCGCTTACGAAAGCCATTCTCAAGCTCGAGAAGCTGTCCAACTGGAAGTTGCTTGTCATCCGTCTTCGTGTTGAGTCCACCGCTCATAGGGATGGACACCACTTGCCTCTGTAATGGCATCTCATCCCCCTTAAGCTACGCGCTGTATTTTGAGCGTGGTTCTCGCGGCTTCAAACTGTGCATTACTAAAATTTGATGCAATCAGCTTTCCAACCAAATACACAGATGTAGTACTACTTAGGTTTAATCTTCTCGAGAATGTAATGACATCCATTTGCTCACCACTGGACAAAACTATGCCATTTGCGGCAGCTGTATTCGCATAGCGAACATCATCCGCAGCGCCCGATGATAAACTAACAGCACCCTGTAAAAACCTAACTCCGGGTGCAGCGAAACCACTACCTATCGATACTATCGCTACACAGCCAGATACTTCCCAAATACCAGCGCCTAGGGTGTGACTTGTCAGATTTTGAAAGCTAGTAGAACATGTGATGTTACTTGCAGGGGCATACAGCTGAAGCTCACCGACAGCTTGTGAAGCTGGACTAACTCCATTTAGACGGCCCTGAATATAGATTCCAGCCGTACCAGTGTTTGAAGTGATTGTGGCTGTTTGAATGTCTGGTGTCGAAAGAAAGCTGGTAGCTGTTAGGCTGAGAGCACTGACTCCCCCTGAAAATATCGCACTTGAAGCGCCAATGTTACCTGTATTCACAGTACCAAAGTTCGCGGTTACTAGGTTTGCGTTGAATGTCTTGAGAACGCCATTCATAGTCACGTTATTAGAGATCGTTAAGTCTCCAGTTACCGAAGCATCAACACAGGACAGATCGTTAGTGACTACAAGGTCATTCCCTACAGTTAGGTCGTTCGATGTAGATGTAACTGTTCCTGTGCGTGGCGTAATCGTATCGGTTTTTACATTGAGGAAAGTCGCATCATACGTTGGCGCGTCTATTACAGCTGGTGAGGCTTTGGTCAGATTCAAGTCACCCTGCAGCTCAACATCAGAGCTAAACAAAGCATCTACGCCAGTGAGCAAGCCTGTGAGTGTCTCGCCTGCGAAGGTCGGTGTAGCGCCTGTGTGGATATCTTGTGGAAGTGAGAGAGTCACATCGGCTGCATTGTGAGTCACCGTCACTTGGTTGTTAGTTCCCAAGAGCTCTACGAAGTCTCCGGCCGCTCCGCTTTGCAGTCTCATGAATGTGTTAGCCGCTGGTGCAATGGCTGGCAAATGCAGGTTATAGGCTGCGGTAGACACATCTGCTACCAAAGTTACTGCCTGTGGTGACACACCTGTTCTTGGGTAGATAGACAAATCACCTGTGCCTAGCTTCGCAAACTCTGCAGCATCACTGTAAAAGGCAAAGATTTCACTCGCAGCGACGTATGAGGCTGATGCAGGGGCAGCAAGGCCTGTAAAGCCACCAACACCAGACACATCTAGCGCACCAGCCGCCGTGATTCTTACCTCATTACCGCTTGCATCACGGTAGTAAAGGTCAACACCTCGAGAGTAGATGGATCTGTTGGTTGTTACACTTGTTTGCAATGCCAAGACGATACTTTTGGTATTGATAAGGCTTTGATTGTTCATCGGTAGGCTTGCGTTGATGTTCAAGCCACTTGGCGTGATTCTTACACCTTTGCCGGGCGTGTGGTCGTGAGCATCTACTTCATCGAATGCTGTATTGATCTGGTTTGCGTACTGTGGCCCCGTGGTGACAAGTGTCTCCGGTATTGTGAGGCCCATGTTTGGTGTCGTGGTCATTTGTCACCTCAAAAGAAAATAAACGATACAGTGCAGTCTATTGTCGTCTTCAATATTATCACGCTCGATGGCTGTGTGTTGTCTGTGTCGCTCTCATAGACGATAGCCGCAGCATTTTGACGGATGATCTGCCAGCCTATGAGCTTGCGCTTGAGATTGTGGTTTACCTGATTGTCTCCACCCGCGAACAAAGTGATGTTCTCAACTAAAACTGAGTCTAGTTGTGGCAAAGTCTCAAAAGCATTGAAGCTATTAGCGATGCTGTCTTGAAGTCTTTGCTGTAGCGGGTCATCAGTGAATATTTTTTGGAATCTTTTCACCCGTCACCTCACAGGATAACGGGGAAGAGAGCTAACTGTTCGTTTACAACTGAAAGGTCTGTCACACGCTCAGGAAGCGCTGCATCTCTTTCCGTTGCCATCGTCATAACGCGGTCTATTGCTTCGATTTGCTCACGCTTCAGTGCGGAGCTGTCTAACTCTTGCTTGTTCATGATTTGCACTGCGGCCGTAAGGATTACCACCTCTTCCCAGCCTGATATGCCGTCAATCTCTTGCGTTGCAGATGTGATCTTAGGTGGCGCTGGGATGTACCACATCTTGAATGTGATGCCTGTGCTAGGCTGTGGAAGTATCTTAATCTTTGAGCCTTGTATCAAATAGCGGTAGAATGCGGCAGCCGTTACAGCGAAAAGGATGTTGTTGTAGCGGTTTCTTTCATTAAAGTTAAAAGGCCGTACCGTGAGAGCGTTGTCTCCACTTCCCGAATTGTTCTGCAGCTGGTCGAGTCCGACCATCTTGTAAAAGCCTTCAGGAATATCATAAAATTGATTCACACCATCTGTCGTAAAGCTGTGTTCGTCGATGTAGTAGTTCTCGAACTTGCTTACGATGATGTCATACAGCTTCGTGTATGCCTGATCGATCAGTCTGATAACTTCATCATCCGTAACGAAGTTAGAGCGCTCAGTGTTAGAACGCTCTCTAATGCGTGTGATTAGTTCGGATACTGTAAACTTGCGAGCCATGTTTAGTATCCCCCAAATTCAGGCCCTTCGACAGCTTCCTCAATTTCTTCGTGATATTCATCGTGTGGCATAAGTTCGACAATCTTGAACATCTGATGGAATGCCTTAGCAATCATCTCAGGTGATTTAGCCTCAATGCCCAGAGCGAGCTTATTAGCTGCATCTTTGAGAGCAAGCTTTCCTTCATCCTCTTCGCCATTCATCTCGGCCAAGCTTCTTTCTGTCTCGCCACGCAATTGAGCAGCGCGGTCTTCACCAGCGCCACCCAATTTTTTCATGACGATTATAGAAGCCAATTTCTTAGGATCTCCCATAATCATCATGATTTAGACTCCCTTACCAGCATCAACAGAGCTGTTAACAACGTGTACTTGCACGAACAATTGAGCATCTTGTTCAGGATTCACAGCAACGCCATCTTTGTCGATGCACTGAATCTTGAAGCCCGTTCCTGCAGCTACAGCGCTTTGCAAGTTAGCTGGAATTTCGAGAACTTGGATAGCTTGTACAGCCGAAATGGAGTCATGAACTACTTGAGCAGTTACAGACAAAACTCGGTTAAACTTGTCTTCCAAGACGATTGAGTATTGACCAGCCGTTGCTTCTTTCACAACAGAGCTGATGCCGTATCCTTTCTTTACACTCATTGCACCGGACGCACCGATGGCAACGGTCGCAAACAGTTGCACAGGCGAACGCTCGGCTGTGTACTGAAATTGCTGATACAATCTGTTAGCCATTTCAAACCTCATTAAAAGGGGCCCTTAGGCCCCAGTGATGTTAGGCAATTTTCAAGTGCATGTTGTAGCCAGGTGCCGAGCATCCGAGCTGCGCGTAGCTGAAGCAACGGATTTGCAGGCTGTCTGCCGAGCTAGAACGAAGCATACGAAGTCCGTCTGTATCGAACAAGTTAACAGCTTTCTTCAAGGAAGCGAGCTGCCATGTGTTCAATTGGAGCAAGTACACATCACCCTTTGGACAGTTAACATCAGGCAAGCACTTGATGACACCGCGTGGTCCGTTAACCATGAGTGCTGTGAACCCAACCGCACCATCTGCACCAGCTTTAACGTCAGCGTACTGAACTTTAGAGCCGAGAGCTTTAGCAAGGTTTGCCCAGTCAGAGAAGCTCATGAAAGCATAGTCAGGGCTTCCACCTTCACGACCAACCAATGAAGCTGCAGAAATGAGAGCCTCTTCGATAGGAAGCGCTGTACCGTCGTAAACCAAACCACCCAAACGAGTAGCATCAGCCGAACGAGTTACGCTGAAGAAAGAACCAGACAACTTAGCTGCGCGGTCTTCGTAAGGAAGCCAAGCGCCCAAGCCTTTGAGAGCTGCATCGTAGTCACCAGCGACGAAGATGAAGTCATTAGCTGTAAGGCCTGTGATGCCAGCTGCAGCCAAAGTCACAACGCCATTGATACGGTCAACAGCCGAAACAACTGCAGAACCAGCGCGAACCGAACCGCCACCGTCTGTAGCCGAAGCTTGAAGAGTCATACCAACTTCAAAGTTAACAACGTCATCAGTCACTGCGAGAGTGATGATTGTGCCTGTACCTGTCACTGTCGCAGCCTTGCCGATAGAGCCGGAGCCCGAGCGGTAGAGCTTAGTAGCAACAGAACGACCAAGAGCGTGAAGCGCACCGTCGATTTCAACTGTAGCAGCGCGCAAGAAAGCGTTAGCGTCGCCTTCAGAAGCAAGGATAACTTCGTTGCTGATTTCAGCAATCGAGTAGTCGCTGTTACGAGTCAAGAGGAAAGCCTTGAGCGCTGAAGTAGAGCTCTGACCGTTAGCTACCGAGAAAGAAGCTGAACGATTCTGAGGGTTTCCGTATATGAGTGGCATTTTCATAACTTCGCCACCGAATTGCTCATGCTTCGGTACGAGGGCCATGAAAGGGTTGCTTTGGTACACAAGATTCTCGATCTTGTAGTCGGGGTAGTGTTGTTTCAGCGCTGCGCTGAATGAAACTAGATCTAATGCCATGATAAATACTCCAATAATTAAGTAAATTTAATAAGTGCTGCGGAAGCTCTAAGCCTTTCCTCTTCCGTTGGCCGACGGTGCTGAGGCGTTGCTGGCTCTGTAGCCGCTCGCATTGCGTTTGTCAGTGTGGTTGATGGCCCTGACTGCCTAGGCTCTATAACTGGTGCCTTGAATAGCTCTTGCTTAGATTCGGAATGTTCGGGCTGAAACAAAGATTTAACTTTCTTCAGCTCGGTTAGCTTCTTAACCTGTCCCTCGAGATACTGTTCAACAGCATCACAGGCGTCTTTGAGCGGCATTGGCGTAGCTTTCCCATTTGCTTGTAGGTCTGCCACATACTTTTGCTGCATGACTTCATAGACAAGTTCAGTAGCTTCATTCGCTTTAATCAATTCATATTCACCGTTGTCCACAAATTTTGCAAGATCCTCTTTGAAGCTTTTGAGAGCATTTTGACGAAGTGCCTCTTCTTGGGCTTCTTTCTCCTTAGCTGCTCTTTCAGCTTCGGACTCTTTAGCCTTTTCAAGAGCTTCGATCTTCTTTCTCATTTGCTCCAATGGATCTTCGGGCTTGCCATACTCGAGCATAGCTTGAGCAAGGTCAGAAAAGTTAACACCAGCTGAATCGAGAAACTCATAAGGTTTTGCTTTCCAGTTTGTTTTCAACTCTCTGAACTGATTGTACTCAGCCATTTGCTTTTCAAATTCAGCCATCTTAGCCTTCATCTCGGCCTGTTGCTGTTGCAAAGCTCGCTCGCGTCTAGCTAGTCGCATGAACTTTTCACTGAAGTCATCTTTCTCTTCGGGTGCTGGCGCTTCAGGCGCTTGCCCCTCGAGACTAGCCTCTGTTGCTTGTGGCTCTTGAGCTTCGACTGGTGCTGTTGCTTCGATTCCTGTCATCATGCGATCAAACTCCTAGTGGTGGTGGTAGTGCGGCACCTGGTACTGCCTGCGCTCCAGCTGGTGCAGCAAGCTGTGATTCTAGCAATTGCTGTGCTGGTGCTTGTGGGGGTGGGGGCTGTGTCATCTGTGCGACCATGAGGCCACACGCGTCGATGAATTGTCTCAGTAGATTGAGCTTTTCCTCTTCCATGCCACGCACTTGCGCGTCGCAGTAGTAGAGTTGTGCCATCTTTTGCATCTTGTCGATGGGCAAGTAAGGCTCAGGTGGAATGTACTTACCTGTCTCGAGCATTTGCTCAATCAAGCGCTGAACGATGCGCGTAGGCGCTACTGCAAGGCTTGTGTACTTATCCAAGTCTGGGAAGTCTAAGAGCTCTTGAGCTGTGTCTGGTTCAATCATGCCCATCTGCATGAGCTCTCGAATAGACTCGATTCTCGCACCAGGCTGATCAGGCAATGCAGATGCTGGGAAGCATTGCATAATATACTCATCATCTTCCAAAGCTATTTCAGACCAATCAATCGACTCAAGGCCGTTCTTACGGTCAAAAGACTTCGATGGCACAGGCTTTCCTGCAGCTGCGAGAGCTTTAGCCTCATCAATAAAGAGCTCTGCAAGGTCGAGGTGAACCTGTTGATACTGATAGCTTGTCAGAGCAAAGCGGTCTGACTGGATATCAGTCATCTCACGAAGGGCCTTGCCTGAAGCATTTGCACCTAGAGGGTTTCTCGAGGCTGCAGCAAGCTGAGACACACCAGTGACTTCATAAGCTCGAGCGTAGAGAGTGTTGAGCTGGTTAAAGAGCTCAGGCGCTACTGTTTGGGCTGTCTGTATCACAGGTGGGGTGCCGCGATACTTCACGATGCCACCAATCTCGTTTGTGAGCTGGTTTGTGTTTACCGAAGAGCCTTCTTCAATGAACACTCGAGGGTTTGAGAGAAGTCTCATTGATTGCTGCATGTGCATTGCAAGCCTGTTGATCTCAATCTGCAGGCCCAAGATATCTTCAGTCAGAGAGCTACCGTAAAAGCCCACAGGCTGCACTGTGTAGCGAATGCAGGCAAACGGAAAGCGCTTACGCTCATAAGACTCTGATACAAGGCTGCCAGCATCTGTTGCAATGATGTGCAAACCCTCTTGCCCGTCTTCGTTTGGAAGTCTCCATCCCTCAACCACTTGAATCAACTCAGCTGGGCTCATGGAAGAGTGACCTTGAACAGTCTTTGAGCGATTGATGATAGCTACTTTCTCAGGATCATCAGCGAATTTTTTTAGAAGCTGTGACTTAGAGACAAACTTACGCTGATACATACACTCAGGTGAGCCGTAGTACGCGTCATTAAGGTCTACGAGCATCTCATCAGGAAACACTCGCTCAGCGCATATCTTGCCGCCTTCTGAGTAGACTTTGACAAAGCCTGTCCCAAAGATTGCAGCATCACGGAGAACAAGTGGCATAGTCTCATGCACCTTCGTCCCGTAGAATGCACCTTTCATCCACTTTGTGAGCTTCTCGGCTTGGCGTTGCTTAGCCCAAGGCGCTCTCGATGTGAGAAACGTTGGAGCGATACGGTCTTTAGCAAGCTTCGAGACTAACGTATCAATACAACTCTTGATGACGTTGAGTGTGAGCCTGTTCTGTCTAGCAACACCGATATTCCCAGGCGTAGAGCTCAGAACATAGTTAGCTATGCTCAAGCCTGTAATCTCTTGGTTGTTGTACAGCCTCAAGCATCTCAGATTGTTCTGTTGGATGCCCATCTGATTCGAGTCTAAAGTCTTCAGTAGTCCAAACAGGTACTGAGCCCTTTGTGACTCGCTTAGATCCGAGTCGAACCATTGTTTGCCGCGTAAAAGATCCATTACTCATTATCCTTTGCGAATGACGGAATACCGTAGGCTGAATCAATATCCGATAATGTAGCATAAGGGTTTGTACTTGGTAGCTGCGGTTCAGATTGTGCCACCATAGGCACGAACTGAGAAAGCTGTATGAGGGTTTCGCCATGCTTTACCACCTCAGCTCCGTGTTTCCGCATCACAGCACAAACTTCGTCTAGTAACTTTGGATCGATCATATCAGAAACTCCTCTTGTTTTTGCTCAAGCTGAAATTGACGCTCGATTTCTTCTTTCATTCGTTGCTCTTGCTCTTTGAGCCATGCTTGTGAGTTAGGCTCAAGTGCTTTGTCTGGATACTTGTTTAGATAGTGCGTTGATTCACGCCATGCGTAAAGGAACGCGTCACAACGGTGGTTTGCAAAGCGCGGGTCTTCTATAAACCTGCCCCGCTTCTCTTCATCCCACTGCAAGGCTGTAATCTCTTCTATGAAGTTGATCTCTGAAGGTAATACCTGAATCTTGCCTTGCCTGAAGTCATCGTTAGCAAGCTGTATAAACTCTGCTTTCTGCGTCTTCTCAGCTGGAAACACTGGCACACCGTAGCGCTTCCTAAGCTCTGCAGCTATCTGTTTACCAAGGCCGCCTGTATCAGCTACGATTCTCACAAAGCTCTTGTATCTAGCTGTCAGGTCTTCAATGACTCTAATGATATCAGTGATAATCATCTCAGACTTAGCGTACGTCTCTATTACATAGACGTTCGGGTCATCAGGCCTGTAGCCAATAACAACAAACGCTGTTTCGTCATCATAGCCCAAGTCAATACCAAGAATGTAATCAAGCTTTTTAGGCACAGCCTTAGCTATGTTGCGCTCTTTGGAGAATGCGTAGACTTGTGAGTCTGTTGAGGCGACCCACTCACCAAGCCATTCTCTTCGGTACGCTGGTGTTGATTCATCCCAGCCACGCTCACTCATACGTTCATTGAGCCATGCCTGCGCATGTGGAATGTAGGGATTATCTAAGATTGTCCACTTATGAATGGAGTATGGTGAGTCCTTGGCTGTCGTAGCATCAAAGAATAGACCTCTGCAGGCTGCTGAAGGTGTCCCTATCATCGCAAGGGTGCCATTGTAGTCTATAAGAGCTGGCTCTATCACTTCCTCGACCATCTCTCGAAAGTGTGCGCGAAAAGACGCACATTCGTCGAGAACGACCAAGGGAAACTTTTGCCCCCTAAAAACCTCAGCCGTAGCCTCATCATTGGCCCCTGCTAGGACAATATCTGAACCATTACTGAGGGTTATTCTGAGCTCTGTCAAGTTCACTTGTGGATTGTATGGCCTAGTCAGGTCTAGCAAGGTCTTCCACATGATTCTTTTCGCGTGGCCTCGAGTAAGAGCAACGTATGGGACAGTAGCCCTAGGGTGCCTTAGAGCCTCAGCAATAACGTAGCACCCAGCCATGTGAGACTTACCTGCACGACGTGAACAAAGCGCAGCCTTAAGCTTCTTTGGGTCTTGGATGAAAGCTGCCTGTTGAGCAAAGAGTTTAGGTCTAAAGGTCAAGCTCTTCCTGTGCTTAGCCTCTAGCTCTAAGAGAGCGAGTAACTCTTTCTCTTTTGCTTCACGTTCACTTGGCGTCATCTGTCACAAGCTCCACGTCTATTGCTTCTGTTAGTTCTTTCTTGAGCTCTTGAATGCGCTTCTGTCTATCTTCAGGGCTCAGCTGGTGTATGTGCTGAATCTCACCACTCACCTCTACCTTCGCAGTCTCCCTAAACCCCATCTGAGTCTTGTGGACGAAAAGTGTAGCTGCCGTAAACCCAGGGTGATTCGGGTTCGAGAGTATTTCCTTCAAGGCCCACTGAGCCATAGGTATCACTTGTTTAACGTGCTCTTGAATATTTTCCTCTCTGCCTCTCTTTATAGCTTGTTTAAGTTCTGGATTTTTCTTCTGTAAATTTGAAAAGTTGCTTTCGTTCTTTGCCCTGCCAAGCTCCTGCTGTATCGTGCCTAAATCTTTACCCTCTTTGGCGCTTTTGTAAGCTTGTTCCAAGTCGATAGGCTTAGGCTTAGGGCCTGGCTTTTTCTTTTTCTTCTCTGTCATCTTTTGACCGTACTGATAAAAGCTAGTGCCGCGTTTGCCCAAGTCACATCACGCTGACTCGGTGGTACTGAGTAAAAGAAACGAAAGGCTTTATCCCTTGTGGCTTCATCAAGGGATTTGTTCTGCATGATAAGTCTAATCTGCGTAACGATGTCTTTGACGTTAGGGAGTCTATCAGCCCTTTGGTCTACATCGTTGTTACGGTAGTACACTCTCATGTGGCACCTTCTTTGCAGCCTTCGCAGCTCTTGCTTTCTCGATATTAGAAACTGGCTTCTGAGCGAAAGGATTGTCATTCGATGGCAAAGTAAACTGTGGAATGTTTGTCGATGGGATTGCCACACAGATGTTCTGCTTTGCGTCAAAGACGTACACTAGCCCGTCATTCCAGCTGATATCGTAATGATCTTCATGAGCTGAATTGATCATCTTGTTACCCAGCTTTACGGCTTGATAAAAAAACACTGACTTGATCTTCATGCCATTCCCCATGTCTAAAGTGTGGTGCGTGAAAGGTACGCAACAGCTTATTGTTAAAGAATCTTTGTGAGTCTGTAGTCTCATGACTCGTAAAGATGATGTTATTGAGCTCTGCATATCTCAGTAGCTCTTCAGCAATACCGAAGCGCCTAAACTGTTGTTTGATGTAAACCCAGTGAATCACTGAAAAGTCTCTGTAATTCTTGTAAACAAGATAACCTAACACATGTGTAGGGTCTTCAACGTCTACAGCGCAGATGGCATCACCAGTGAGAAGTAACATCTGACACACAGGATGATGCATCCCAAAGAACAGACTTCTAGGCATATCCTTAAAGGCTGGGCATAGGTGATAAGCACCTTTCAACCAACTGCTCATGATGATTGAATCATCAAAGCTATTCGCTGGCCTTATCTCCACTTTCAACTTGTTTGATTTCATCTCTGAGCCTGTTCCATTTAAGTTCAATTTCTACGCGCTTTGTTTCAAGCTTTTCTTTGGCTTCTTTGAAGGCCTGTAAGACTTTGTCGTGTTCTTCTTTGGCTTTGTACTCTTGCTGCTCGATGTACTTGAGCTCTTGGCTCGTGTGCCCGT